AAACATGAAAAAGAATTTTAACAATCAGAACTTTGAATGGCTATTCCAGGACATTACCTCCTCAATGCCAAAGATTATTTTTACAGGTATAATTTTAACATACCTTATTACCGCAGCTCTTAATGTGCACTTTCTTCCCCTTCCCCTGCTCCTATCCATTCCTGCCTCTCTCATGCTCCAGTTTGGCAGATTTGCCGTTGTGTTCATTGATTTCCTAAACCCTTCTGACAAGCGCAGTAAATACCCTCCGCGTGTTGCTGCTGCTGCTACAGTAATAGCATTGTTAGAGTTATGGTTTAGCATACAAGGACAAAGCACTGGTGCAGAGTTTTACGCTATGTTTTTCTTTATTGGTGCTATTATCTGCTTTGGATATGTATTGGAGATACAGTTTATTGAGAAAGGCATAGAAGCATATGGAATAGGTGTTAAAGAGCCAAAGACAAGGAGGAGAAGGTTAGTTAAAGAAACGACTACAACAAACATCAGCAGCACACAGCCGATCAAGTTTACCATGGCCGTTTGCTTTATGCTAACAGTTGCCTATTTACCAGCACAGAATAATCACTTCTTTGCATATAACGCTATGAGCGTTGAAAAGATAGATAAAGGACTGTTGGAAAGACGTTATTACAATGATACAGACGAAAGCTACACAGTTGATACTATCACCTATGATTTATTATCTGGTATTAATTTGTGGGATGGTTACAGCAGGACAACTTACGATAATACTATGTTTATGACTTACGGCACACAAAATCTTGAGTACATTCCATCATTAGGTAAATGGAAGTATAAAAATAAATACTATGACTATATTGGATTGCTAAAATTTGTAAGCAAATATTTTAAACGTAACTTTCTAAATAAAAAAATAACTTATGGCAAAATTCGTCGGCATTGACCCATCTATGAGGCTTAACGGATTTGCCGTGTGTATTATTGATGAGGATAAAGTTTATTTTGGAAAGTACAAGAAACTTGCCGACTGGGCAAGGGATGCTTTGACCTGGGCTACAGATATAAAGGTAGTAGTAGAAGATTCATCTTTGCAGAATATTACCTTTAGGAAATATGTTGATGGCAAGGCAAGGACAAAGATTAGTCGAAATGTCGGCATGAACCAAGGTGCCAGTAGATTTACCATTGATTGGTTGGAATTGTACGGCCATACAGTTAAAGGAATATCACCACAGGATAAAGGAAGCAAATGGACATTAGATTATGCCATGTCCGTAATTAAAGGAATGAAGCTTGAAGTAACTGGAAACAAAAAATTATCACAAGATGAAATTGACGCTTTCCAATTAGCGTTAATATCAAAAGCATATTTCAAATGATACAGGAAAAAGTTATCAGAAAACGTCTTAACAATCTTGAACAAATATACATAGCCGAATCAATGAAGGATCGGAGAAAACAAGATAAATGGTTCATGGGCATTATTGAACAAAGAATGAAACAGGAGAAAACTAAACTTACACTCTTAAAAATTGGAACACATGGCTGCTAAAACGTATGGACTGGATAAAAAGCAAATAGCACTTTGTGAGGCTATGATAGCAAAGTATCCAAAAGGAATTAAGACAAATAATGTCGTATCCTCCGCATCAACACTTGTATCATTTTACAATTCCAAAGATGAAAGAAACAAACAATTTTACCAGTATATGAATCCGGAAAGAATGGTATCTTTGTTATGGCAAGTAGTTAAAATAAACAACGAGAAAGAGGATGTAAAAGAATCAGCCGTTAGATTATTAAATAAGTTGCTGCAGGATATAGTTGTTAATTAGTGTTTGTTGATGTTTAAGGTGTTTAAGAGGTGCAAGAGAGATACTTGCGCCTTTTTTATTCCCACATTACACCTTGCTGTACTGCGTAGTCTAAGATGCCCTTTGCGTGGGCTTTAGCAATACTCTGCTGCCAAGACAAATCAATCATTAATCCGGCATCAGAATAATTGGTAAAGAATCCATTCTCCGACAACACAGCAGGCATGGATACACCGGTAAGCATAGTAAACCTTGCCTCCCTATCTAAATCACCATCTAAATAATCAGCTCTATGCACCCAGCCTGGTGTACTACTCTTTACCTGCTCCCCGATGCAAGTCGCAAGCAGATCCGCTTTCGTTTGTCCAGGTGATGTAAATATCTCCCATCCTCTGGCAGTTGTTGCTGCGGCTGCATTGCCATGAATAGAAACAAGGACAGAATGTTTAGCTACAGATGCGTAAGAGTTGGCAAGTTGGCAGCGTTTATTCAATGTTGTGTCATTGATAGGCTCGTATATCTTTTTAACGTTAAAGCCATAATCAAGGAGGTATTGCTCTAAATAGTTAGCTAAAGAGCGATTAAACACTCCTTCAAAAAACCATCCATAGGAATGAAACTTGCCTGTGCGATGTTGGTAGCACTTGGAAGGATAGGTAACATATTTCTCTGGGCCCGTTCCGTTTCTCATGCCACCATGCCCAGCATCAAGGCATATTAAAAATTCATTTGCTTTCATGTTTTATATTTTTAAGGGGAGAAGAAATTAATCAACTCCCCTTGGCACTAAGGTAGCGACTTCTCTGCGCCTATAATTTAAATCCAATAAGAGCAAAGGCTGCGGATATCAAAGAAAATTTGGGCGGTAGACTAACCGAAATCTCTTTCCCAGCACATTCGCGGCTTGTCTCCTTGATTTTATCCCAAATGATTTGAGCAAGTTGGATATATTCTCTCCAAGTAAATTTCACTTTGTTGCCCTCAAGATGAACATTAATTTCACTTGCAAGCTCCGCAAAATTCATTGAGTAACAAGCGACGTCACCCATTGGTGATTTTATTCCGTCTGCATTTTTAAGGGCATCCTTTAAATTAGTTTGTACCATTTTATTTTGTTTTAACGTCTGAAAAATCTAAGAATAATTGTACCAATATTTGTTCCAGTTATGGACTTTATATTTTCCGAAATACTAAACAATTCAGTGGCTGCAATGATGAAGCTTACAGAATATGTAATTTGCGATGGCAGTTGAAAAGTTATACTTGCCCCGTGAAAAATCATTATACCGCAGAAATAAGTCACAACCTTTTGCGATGTGCGATAAAGCCCTTTGCTTGTTATCGGCTCTCCCCTTTTCTTTGCCGCCATGATTCCCGTGACCGTGTCTGCAAAAACTACAAAGATTGTAAAAATCAAAAAATGTTTGATGGGTAGGAAAAACGAGAATATAACTCCGCAACAAATGGAATAGGCAATGCCATCGTAACCAAGTTTAAAAATGTTGTAAATAACTGCTTTCATTATTCAAGTTTTATTAGTCTCACGTCTCCATCCACCGTTGCAAATTTGCCATCAGCATATTTGTACAAGTCGTATTTAACACCGTTAAAGGCAAATGAAACTTGATTGGTAAATGTAGATAAAAGTAAGTTGGTTGAAATGGTGTAAACCTTGCCATTGTCTGGATTAAAGATTAAACGCTTGTTGCTGTTTAATTGAATTACTCCATCAATAATTTCACCGTTAAAATTTAACTTCCAATCACCGAGAAACTTTGCCGTGTCTCTTTGTGCGGTTGTGAAATACACAGGCTTACCACTTATTTGAACGTGCAAATCATTGTAGTAATTAATTCTTTGTACTGACTTACCTTTTGTGATAATAGGCTTTGCATGAATAGCAATCGTGTTACTTTGCCTTTCAGCATCGGTAACAAGGCTTTGAATGGCAGTTGCACTATCGCCCAATATTTGTTTTGAGCCTGTGACAGTGCTATCAGACAAAGTAGTTTGCTGAATGATGTAATAAATGTTTCCTTGCTTTTGGATGTACACGGTGTCTTTGACAACGTCTTGCGCAAAGGAAAACATGGGAAGGAATAGGAAGAAAAGTATTTTTTTCATGTTTATTTGTTTTCGAGAATTAATAATCTTTGTTTTAAAGCTTCAATTTGGGCTTGTTGCTCTTGGATGGCTTTGGTAAGGATAGGGATTAATTTTGTATAATCCATTGCCCACAATTCATTTGTTGTACCCATATTTACCGCTTCGGGAATTACTTCATATACTTCTTGTGCAATAAAACCTAAAGATTTGTAACTATTATTGTAATCAATGTTT